AGGTGATTCTAAAATGCATTAATTGAATCTAGAATGTCTTGAGGCTTCAAATCTAAGCATTCTGTTTTGTTAGAATAATCTTGAGTTAATCTAAAAAGATTCACAGGTAACATAAACTTTTCCTCCATAGTTTTAAAGTTCATTAATGCTTTCATTTGAATTTGTCTCATTTCATTTCTGTATTGTTCAAGTTTATCCAAATACTTTTTATTAAAATCCTTTACGTTAGATATTTTATGTTTCTTCTCTAGTTTCTTAATTTGTTCAGGGGTGAACCCAAAGACAGATTCTAGTTTTTTATTATCCATTTCAATGATATTTAATTTGATTTCAGTTTGACTTGCTTGGTTAATACCGTTTTCTCCATATACATATTGAATTACAACTCCTCTAGAATTTCTATTTGTTCCGTCATATTTAATACTTAAGTCTTCCAACCCTTTGATGAGTTTTCGTTGTAAATATCCAGTTTGCGCCGTTTTGATCGCGGTATCTATCAACCCTTCACGACCCGCAGTACTAAAAATGAAAGCTTCATATCCCTTTAAACCGTCCAATAGTGAGGACCGAGTAAATCCTCTAGCTTCAGGAGTATCGTCATCTTTATGAAAGTAAAACATTGTTCTTCCTTCAACCTTTTTCATCATACGTTTACCCTCAATAGATTGTTGTCCAATACAAGCAGTCATTTGTTGCAAGTTAGTTTCTGTTCCTTTAGCACCTGAAGATACCAAAGCCCAGAAAAGATTGGACACATTCAAGTTCTTTTTAATTGTTCCACCAACATCATTACCAACCACTGACATTTTAGCATTCAAGTCGGCTTCAATAATCGCAGGTGAAATTTGGTCAATATCATTTTCATATTGAGTCAAAGTATATTTATTTTCTAATACAGTATTATCAATCAATTTCTTAATTTTATTCTCAAAATCTTTATCCAAGAAGGAATCCTTAAAACTAATAGTCATACCTCTTTGCATCAAGAAATTCAATATTAACTTTTGAGCATCATCAATAAATTGTCTGGTCTTGTTAGGTCCAAACTTATCCCAAATAAAATGAATGATTGAATTCTTTGCTGTGGACAAAGATGATTTATCTAATAGGCCTGTTAATAATTGACCATCTTTAATTTGAAAAGTAATTTCTCCTTTATCATTCTTCTTTACATTGTTAATACCCTTTGGAATAATATGACTAAACACTTCTTGACCGGTGTATTCTTTATCCATATCAAGTTCGTCTTTAGTAGTAGAAGAGGTATTACATAATATATTAGCAGCATCTGATCCTTTAATTCTAACATCTTTTTGTGTTAGTAAAAATGCGCCTGATAATGCATCTTGCTGACATCCTATAATTGGGTTCGAGTCTTTTACGCCTATAATTTGATATTTTACGTTGGCAATTCTTTTTAACTCGTTCCTTGCTTGGATGGATTGTGCAAGGTGAATATTCATTTCGTCTCCATCAAACCTATGTGAATCACATCAGAATTTCTAATATTGTGATAAAACAGATAAGTACCCTAACTTTCATTAGGGAGTAGACTGTATCTTAAGCAAGCTTTGAATTGGTTAAATTCATTCAGTTTCCGAAGAAACAGCGCTTACCAACATCCGTTCAGTCGTTGAGAGCCTACCATATCCTAACCAAAGCGGATTTAGGTAGTAACCCTGCGGATTTCCCAATCTCTAATTTTATTACTGTTGGAGCCGGCAATTAACCGGGTTCCTTTTAATGATTTCTCATTAAAAGTAGTAATTAGAGCTCTAAGGGGGTCCCCGCAACAAGATGTTTTGCAAATAGCTTTAGACTATTTACTAGAAGAAATTTTTGTGTTCTCCTTTTGCCGACCTTGATGGGATTGTTAATCGGCTCCGTATGGTTTACACGCTGATACATTTACTCTGAACGTGTTAACATTATCCATATCTAATACATGAATTTGGTGAGCCATCATAGAAGGCTTATGCAGTGTTGGCTGACGATTAAACAATACAAAGTCACCATTCACTGAATGTCTCTCTACAATATCACCAATATTCAATCTAATAGATTTCTTTCTATATTTTAAATCTATCTTTTGAACTTCACTTCTTCCATCTCTATAATTAGTTCTCAATACAAAGTTAGCACCAGGATATTCATCTCTACCATTTTTAATTAATGCTGTTAACTTTTTAATATTATAAGGTGTTACTTCTTCAGGAATAGTTAATTCCATAGCAATCTTCTTTGGTACACCCAATTGATCAATATTAATATAAGGGTCTGGGGTAATAACTGAACGACCACTAAAGTCAACACGTTTACCCATCAAGTTACTTCTCACACGTCCTCCTTTACCTTTAATTCTGTCAGAAATACTTTTAGTAGGAGTTCCTGTTTTAAATTCAGACCTAGGTAATGAGATTGATTCATTATCAAAAAATGTAGCAATATGATATTGTAATAGTGTATGATTCGTATTTGAAAAAATAGATAACTCATTATCAACCGTTTCCTTATCCAATTGAGCTCTCAACCTAGAATTAGCATTAACAATATCTGAATACTTTAGTGTTGATGCATCTTCCATAGTTGAAGAAGAAAACATATCTATTTTAGAAGTAGGACGATTATTTACTGGAGACACTGGTAGAATCTTAATAATTAAATCTTCAGGTCTGGCAGACTTTGGATTAAATCCAAGTAAAAAACAATCGTTATCTGATACATTTCTTAAAATATTATAACAGTTACGAGGTGTTAAAATTTCAATAACCTTTCTACTTTCTTCAGTAACTTCACCAGTCTTTTCATCAGTTTGTGAAGAACCTATTTCTCTTTCTAAAATTAAATTTATAGATACCTTATTTGCATTAATTTCTCTTTTAATCTTAGGCACTTGAGTTCCACAATTCCAACAAAAGTTAACACTTTTGGTTATCATTTTAATTTCCTTATACCTAGTCTCTCCTCTTTTCAATAATGACTTTTTAAAATTAACGTCATTTTTTTCAATTAAAATATTAGAACATTTAGTGCAAATACATTGTAATAAAGACTTTAAATGGTCCAAGAAACCATAATGCCAAACGTGCTCTGCTAATTCTATATGACCAAAATGTCCTGGACAATCTAAAAAATTTAAACCACAAGTTGTGCAATTTAAATAAGGATCGCACGTGCCTAATCTAAGGTCCACTAATCCTCCTTTCTTTGGTTCATAATTTTCATACGCATCTGCTAAGTTGAGACCAAAAGGGTCGGAACTTACAGAGGAGTAACTTTTAATCTCCTTATTTGTAAAGATGCTAAAATCTACTGTATGAATTCTTTTAACATCCTCCCCGTAATATTTTGATTCGTATGACATTTCTTTAATTAATATAAATATCTTTATATAAAATTTTTAAATCAATTTTTTATATTAATTTAAAAAATTATCTAGTTTAAACTAATGGATAATACTTTTTACTATAAGGCCGTAGGTGAAGCAATTGTTTTCGCCTCAATTCAATTTTCAATTGGCTCTGTTGAAATGAGTTCTAAATTCTCAGTAATGAACTTTTCAAAAGATCAAGAAACTTTACAAAACGCAGCCTATGCTTTGACTGATTATTTAAAAATTGCTTTACTCTGGATTGTTGGAACTTCATTGATTATGTATTCTAATTTCGGATTGTATGGTTTAATAGTCAATGTAATCATTAATGCAGTCATCGTAGGTTGGATTATGTACAGCTACCACATTTGCTTCCAACACGCTGCTAAGAAATACAACTTAAAATATCCTAATTGGTGGACAAAACTAACAAAGTCTTGTTAGGTTAAAACTTAATATTAGTAATATAATTTTTTAATTTATTATTAATTTTAGTAATATCAAAATTTCCATAAATCAGATTATAATAATAATCATAATTATTTATTATTTCTGTTGCTTTATTTACTAAATTATCATAATCACATGATATAACATATTCAATCAATGGATATTTTTCTTCTTCTAATGATTTTTCAGAAATAACAATAACTTTATTTAAAATACATCTGGTTATTCTAATTTCTTCCAAAACTAAATAATCTTTTGCATTGTGTATATTAATTAAAACTTTGGCTCTGAATAAAATATTATCTCTAGTATTTCCATATAGAGCAGGTCTTCCAATCCTATGTGAATTTGGAAATTTTTTAGATAAAGGTGCAAAAATATTTTCTATTTTTTCATTCCAACTACAACATATAACAAAATCATATATTTTATTATAATTGAAAACTTCTGCTAAATTAACTTGATAGGGTAAATATAAAGTTTGAACATTATGTTTTCTTAAAATATTACAATTTGTTTCACTATAATCAAGTAATTTACATTTTTTATCTTTAAAATTGAGCCCAAATTGTAATCTTTCTGGAATTGTCATTTGTTCTATATTAATATAATAAACATTTGGTTCATCAATAATGATATAATCTACAAACATAATTCCAACAAATATATATATATTATTTTTATTATATGATATATTATCTCCTTTTACGTAAATAATTATCTTTGAATCAAATATTGTATTTTTTATAGATTTAATATATTCAAAGACTAATTTATAAATATCAGGATTAATTAAAAATATTATTTCTTTTGGGTTATTCATTATAATATAAGTTAGATAAAATTTAAATTATAATTAAAAATATAGTAATGATAGATAAATTAATAAAAGATTTTATTTATAAATCAATAATAGAATTAAAAAAAAAAGAAAATAAAGAACGAATAGAAGAAGAAATACTAAATCCAATATTTAAAAGTTTTACTGAAAAAATATATCCATATGTATCTTTATTATTTTTAATGTATTGTTTAAATTTAGTTTTAATTATAGTAATACTGATTTTAATAATATTATATAATAAAAAAAATATCTAAAAAAATATATTTTTTCTCATTTAGATTAATGCAATTAATTAATTTAATAGTAATTTTCTTAACTCTTGCTTATTTACTTCCTAGGGTTAAAATGTATTTCCCTACAGTAGATGTAAATATACATTATTACAATCTTCTCGCTGGTGTATGTGTGTATATTGTTATGTTCTTGTATAATTTAGTTGTAAATTATGCTAAACTAAGACCTGAATTAAATCTTACAAGAAATGTAATGGATTCTTTAATAAAAGGAGTAATGGTAATTGCTGCTTACTATGTCTATGAAGAACTTCACAAGCATTACCAAATTAGTCTTCCTATAACTGCAGATGAACAAAAAGCATTATTGGTAATATTAGTCTTACTTGCATTCTTATTATTAAACTCTCTCATTAAGCCTTAAAAAATGTTTTAAATTTAATTTCTATAATAAATTATAATGAAATTAAATTTAAATTTAGATTTAAAAGATTTAGTAAAATACATAATTTTTTTAGGAGTTGTATATACTATTCTTAAAATTATGCCATCTAAACAAATTAGTTTACAAGATCTATTTCTAGTAATTTTAATTATAGTTGGTAGTGTTATTTTCTTTCACTGTTTTTATAATAAAGAAACTTTTCAAAATTTAACTCCAGAACCTGAGGAAGAAATTATTACCGAAATTATAGAAGAAGAAGGAGATAATATTATTATAACAGTAGAGTCTGAAGAAGATGAAAAACCTGAATCTGAAGATGATGAAAAAGCAACTGCAGAATCAGAAGATGAAGAATCAGAAGATGAAGAATCAGAAGGTGTAAAATCAGAAGGTGTAAAATCAGAAGGTGCAAAATCAGAAGGTGCAAAATCAGAAGGTGCAGAATCAGAAGAAACAGAAACTGATTCTGAAGATGATGAAGATGAAGAAGAAGAAGAAGATAATAAAGATAAAAAAGATAAAAAAGATGAACCTGCAACTGATAAATCTAAAGTCGCATCTGGATTAGATCAAAATGACAAAGATAAATTAAGACTGGATGCTATTACTAATCAAAATTCTGTATTAAAATTAGCTCAAAGTGATCCAAATTTACAAAATATTATGAAAGATAATTCTAACGATTTATCTGGTTCTTCTAAAGCTGGTTCTTCTAAACCTGACTCTTCTAAAGCTGATTCTTCTAAAGATGACTCTTCTAAAGATGATTCTTCTAAAGATAATTCTTCTAAAGCTGATTCTTCTAAACCCGATTCTTCTAAACCCGATTCTTCTAAACCCGATTATTCTAAAGCTGATTATTATAAAAAAGAAAATATACCAATATATCAAGGAAACTTTTTATCAGAACAACAAAACACAAATACAAATATAAATGAATACAGTGATGAAATAATTAGAATGAAAAATGAAATGAAAAATACAGTATCTAAGTTACAAAATAAGATTATTGAACTTTCAAAATCTAAGAAAGATGCAGTAAGTGATCAATTTGTAGATTCATTACTAAAAGATTTAGTAGACTTAAATGTATTTTCTACTAGTGATGTAAATATTGTTTATAATAAATTAAATTCTGGTTTATTTACTGCCGAAGATATGATTCCAGAATTAGAAAAATTAAAAGCATCTGCTAGAGGAAAATCACAAATGCATTCAGATAAACCATCTTCTGGTGATTTTATTACAACATATGATTTACCACCTGACTTTTACAAACCTTTAGGTTCCCCTGAATTATCTGCTTGGGATAATCAATATACTATTTTAAATACTGATAAATGGCAAGTTCCTCAACCAAGACCTCCTGTGTGTGTAAATAATTCTCCTTGTACTGTATGCCCTCTTCCTGATATGTCAAGTGGATATCCTGCAAGTTTAAGAGATTGGGATATATCAAGAAAAATATCAAATATTCCTTTATCAAATAAAAAATTAGATTTGAACTATAGAAATGAAACTACCGAAATAATAAATAGTATGGATACTTCAAATGAATCTAATTTAACTACAGGAATGAATCAAAATAGATATAAAATAAAAGCAGACTCTAGTGGTAAAGTTGGTGATTTTTCTCGTTCAAAAGCAACAGCGGAAACAATTCATATACCAGTTAATGATGATTCAAAAAAAAATAAACCATTTTTAGGTAGCTCAATTGGAATGAATCCTGGAAGTAATAAAATGAATCCTAATGGAGTCTATGGCGGAGGATCGGCTGCTTGGAAGGAAAGAACTTCTGAAATGGGGTCAAAAGACGAATCCTCAAATGGAAAACAAAGAGATCGTAGCAAAAGTAGAAAAAGTAGCAAAAGTGACAAAAGTGATAGAAGTGACAGAAGCGACAGAAGTGAAAGAAGAGGAAAAGGTGGAAAAGGTAGAAAAGGTCGCAAAAATCGCGATTAAATCAAATAACTTTTAATTGAATTATATAACTGTGAATTATATTTACAATTCTTATATTTAACATTAGTATAAACTTTTGTTAATTTTAAGGCATCCTTAAATGGTGTTTTTTCCAATTCTAACTTTTTTAAAAGGTCCAATCTATCTTTAAATATTTCATCTGATTCAGAGAAAAATTTAACGACTATTTCATTTTTATCTAAATATTTGATATTTATTATTTGAGTTTCCATATTTATTATTTTATTATAATAAAACAATTTTAAGCAATTTTTTCGTTTACTCGCTATTTTTATATTTGTATTAGTAATGTCAGAATCTATAGTTTTCGGAATCGATTTGGGAACAACAAACACAGTTATTTCTTATTTTAAAGATGGTAAAATAAAAGTACTTAATGACGGTGCTTTTAAACTAATCCCTTCAAAAGTCTATTTCTCACCAGATAATAAAATTTATTGTGGTAATTATATACCTTTGGGAGTCTCAGATGTTATTAATTCTTTTAAAGTTGAAATTGGCAGAGAATATCAAGTTGAAAGA